CTGTTTCAGCAGGTAAAGTAAGAGTATTAGTTCCTGCTACAGCAGGTGCTGAGATTGTTATTTCACCACTCGTATCACCAGTTAATTTTATACTTGCCATTAGTCTGCTTCCTGTATTGTGTTACCCTCGGCAACCCATTCTTGAATTGCTTGGTAGTGTGTGTTTGCTGTGTCTATTGGTACAAAAACATTTTCATTGTTTTGTGAATTTGTAACCATATACCCAATTAATGTTCCAAACTCGTGGTGATTAATCTTTTTTACTGTTTCTATAATCATATCTATAATTCCGAATCTAATCTAAAAATTGCATCTGCATCATTTTTGTTTCTTAAAACTCCACCTTGTCCTGCTGTAGCACCTGATACAGTTGCTCTTACCTGTATTTTATTTAAATCTGTTCCTGTACTATCTACTATTGTTAAACTTGAAGCATCAAGACTTCCTGTTCCTGTTGTTTGATAATCACCTGATGTAACTAAAGTAGGTGTGCTTCTCAACGCAACAGGCAAAGCAAGTAAACCAATAAATAAAGTAGAACTTGAAAAAAATCCATTCACCTGATTATGGTATGTGTCAGAATTATCTTCTTGATAACAATACCTCTGACATCTAGCTAGACTTGTTGCTCTATCTTCAAACTGAAATGGTGGTATGCTGTTAGCATCAAATGTTCCTATTTCCATTTGTATTCCTGTTATGTACCAATCATTAGATGTGCTGTCTGCTAGGTTTACTTGTCCTACTGCTCTGTTTGCATTAGTTGATGCTTCCCATGAAGTTGCTAGTGTTCCTGATGTAAAATCACTTCCTGCACCAAGCCACCACCTAGCATGTAAAGATAGATTATTATCATTGTCTAGTGTTCCTGTTGTATCACCTGCAAAAGATAATAATTTTTTTTCCCAAGTATTTGCACTATCTATTGTATATGCTTTACATATTATTCTTACATTATCAGCATCTCTTAGTTCTAATATATATGTTCCTGTTTTGTTAGATTTAACCCAAAATGATATGGTAACTACCTCAGAATCAGATGTGCCTTTATTTAACATTTGTAAATTCTGCCCCTCAAATCTTTGCATGATAGCCATATTATTAGTTCCTGTAGGTGAGGCATTTGCTGTCGTGCAATCTAATTTTAAACTATTAGAAAATCCTTGACCATTAGGTACATCTGTAGATTGTGATTGTGTCCATGTTCCAAGATTAGATAACCCTAATGAAAATCTGTCTAATGTAGAATATCCTGTACCTGTAATTCCTGTAACACTTGTACCTCTTTGAGCTATAGCCATATCACCATTTATAATCAATGGAGTAGCAGTCTTTCTATCTAAAGCTACTGTGTTATCTGATACTGTACCATGTAAAGTGAGTGCCATTAATTATTCTCCTATCAATGCATTTACTTCTGCATCTGTTAATCCTAAGTCTTTTAATTTTTGTCTGCCATTTGCTTTGTCTGTTTCTTTTTGAGCCAATTTATCTAACATTGCTTGTGTATCTGCAGAATCAGATGTTATTTCAGCTTGTCTAACAGTTTCTTCTTCTGATGTCATCTCAATGATTACACCATCAACACATTTTTTCATTAGCTTTTTACTCCAAATAAAACATAAGAACTTCCTGATACCATGTCTCCATTATCAAAGAAAATTCTAAAACCTTGATTATCTTCTGCTACACTGCAACAACCACTACCCATTGTTAATGCACTATCACCATTAACATCTATATAACCACAATGAAAAGCAATTATAGTTTTTCTGTCAGTTGCTCTTGGCTCATGTATCTCATATTTTTGAACAGCAAATTCACCTGTCCCTGTGCCTGTTGCTCCGATATGAGTAATAGAACTCATAGTATCATCATCAAAATCAATACCTACTCCACGATAGGCTTGCATTTGATAATCTGAAACTGTTGTCATTACTGTTCCTGTATTATCATTAAATCTTAAAAGTAATCTACCAACATCTGTAACAGGTCTCATTCTTGCATATAAAACATAACTTTTATAAGTAGTTGTAATTATAGATGTACTAAATTCAACTGTTGATGTATTTGAACTTAAAGTTTCACCTGCTAATCTTACAAAATTTCCAGTTCCTGTTAAAGATGAACCATCTCCTATAAAGGAGTTTGCAGTAAGATTCCCACTAGAATCCATAGACATTTTATTTACGCCATTAGACTGAAAATCTATAGCACCACTTGTATCAGATTCTAGCTGTAAGCCTGAAGTTGTATCTGCATTAATCTTAACTGTCATTAAAGTATTACCCACCTAGCACCTGATGGCACAGTTACAGTAACGCCACTAGCTATAGTAATTGGAGAGACTGACATGCCATTAGTGTTTGTTGTTAATGTGTAACTAGCATCTATGCTGTTACTGTTTTCATAGATAGCACCACCTGCTGATGCTCCACCACCGATTGCACCCCATGCAGAGCCATCATAACCCTCAAAAGATGTTTCATCTGAATTAAATCTAATATATCCAGCTGATGGTGAACCGTCTCTTTGTGCTGTTGTACCTGATGGTAACTCAGCTGACCCTGTTGTACTAGTTTTAGTAACCACACCAGTAAGGTCAGTTACTGCGTCATTCCACGCTGAACCATCATAGACTCTTAGTTTGTCTGTTGTTGTGTTGAAATACAAATCACCAGCAGTTAAGGCGTCACCGTCATTGTCTAGTGTAGGGTCAGAAGCCTTAGCTCCTAAATATGTGTCATCAAAGTTATCTGCTGCTGCCTCAGCTGCTGCTTGAGCTGCTTGAGCTGCGGTCGCAGAAGTTGCTGCATTAGTCTCAGATGTACCAGCATTTGTAGCAGAAGTCGCTGCGTTGGTCTCTGATGTTGCAGCATTGGTCTCAGAAGTTGAAGCCGCAGACGCACTAGACGCCGCATTGGTTTCACTTGTAGAAGCTGCACTTGCTGAGCTAGCTGCTGCCGTAGCAGAGGAAGCTGCATTAGTTTCACTTGTAGCTGCATTAGTTGCAGACGTAGCTGCATTTGTTTCTGATGTACTAGCATTACTGGCTGCTGTAGAAGCTGTAGATGCAGACGAAGCTGCGTTTGTAGCTGATGTTGAAGCATTTGATTCGGATGTTGCAGCATTAGAAGCTGAAGTTGAAGCTGCTGACGCACTGGCTGCTGCATTTGTTTCAGCAGTTTCTGCATTAGTCTCAGCTGTTTCAGCATTAGTCTCAGCAGTTTCAGCCGCTGTTTCACTAGCTGCTGCTGCGGTCGCACTAGCTGCCGCTGCTGTAGCCGAAGCTGCTGCATTGGTCTCACTAGTAGAAGCGTTGGTCGCACTGGTTGCTGCATTAGTTGCCTGTGTTGTAGCCTGAGCTACCTGAGCAGACATAGCTGTTTCTGACCAATTCTTAGTAGCTGCGTCCTGTGCGTTCACAGGGTCAGCAACGTTGGTCATACGTTTATTTTGTGCGTCCCATTGGAAATTTGTTGCTGATATTTTAACGACGTCATCTGCGTCATCAATAGCTTCTTGAGCCATAAAGAAGGCTTGGTCACTATCCGTGTCTAAATCTGATTCTGTTAGTACTGAACCTGACGCATAATCTACGAGCTTTGTGCCCTGACTTGTGGTTCTACGGATTTCTATAGCTGTAGAGGAAGCTGGAGCTGTGGTAAATGTAATCTGTGTACCAGCACCATTCCATGTAAATGCTGTAGTTAAAACACCATCTATAGTAATAGAGACGTCTTCTTGTGCCCTATAGCTAAAAGGTACAGAATAGGTAGTTGTGCTACCGTCACCTGTGTACCTTACAAAACTGTTTGCCATGTGTTTCCTCTAAAATGATTCTTCTAAGACGGGAACTTTAGTAGTCCATGATATTTTGTAATATCTTTTTCCTGTCTGCTCCATACCTAGCAAAACCTTGAGCGTCAAACAATTCACCTCTAAGTATTGTTTCCTCTATCTCAGGAAAAGCTGTTGTTACTTTAGACCATGACATCTTTTCAGCACTATCAATTATCTTTAATATTTCTTTCTGTTGATAATCTTCTAACAATGTGTATTCAGGTGATGGTAAAGAATAGATGTAACTATTTTTATCCATTATCAACTCTTCAATATACCCTCTTAAAGTTAAATCTTTTTTACCTTTGTAAGACCATTTAGTTTCACCTACTTGTTCCATCCAGTAATCATAAGCTGATTGTCCCTTTTTGTTCTTAAGGTCTCTTAAATCTAGTTGAGTACTAGGCACTTTAGTAGATGGTCTAGTATATTTAAAATCCCTGTTTCTAAAGAAATGAGCTACTGCTGGGTTATCAAATTTAGTCCATGCAAATGGAGAAGAAACTAGATTTGCCCCTAAGAACCATCCTCTAGGTCTTTTAACTTTTTCACCAAACATGTTTCTCTCAGGCATAACGCCGTCAGCTCCTGTAGGGTCGAGACGTTTCATCCTGTCAACAAAGCTGGTTAATTCTTTTGCTTCATCATCCCACACTCTGTTGTTATAGCGTAAGAACCCTGATAAAGGTGTTGCTTTATATATTGCTCTAGCCATAACAGAACCAGCTGTTCTTTCAGCTGATTGCATACGCATTGCTTCATCTGATAAGAAGAAATGAGCTGTATCTAATATGTTTGTTGTATAAAACTTAGATGTTAAATTTCTAACAACAGAAGCAATTGCTGTTAATACTACTTCATTACCTTTATCTTCATAACCTTCAGGCAACACTTTAGAGTTGTGTGATTGTTGTATTTCATACCAGTCTACCATATCTGCTGCAATACCAAATGGCATAAACATTGGGTCTAACCTGTTAAAACTAACATAACCACCATCATCTCTTCTATAAGAATATGGTTGCCACCCTGTAGCTTTAGTACGTTCTTTGTTAACTCTGTAATCTCGGTCACCACCGCCTGTAACTTTACCTGACAAAGCTGCATAGATACCAGCTGACCATATTACGTAACCCATTTGTATGCGTCCAATAGCCTCAGCTGCTGCCTCAGGGTCAACTGCTTTAGATAGGTCAGTCATAGCTAGCCCACCTTTTCGTGGGTCAAAGTTAAGTGTACCACCATCTTTAGTTCTAAGTAGTTGTCTCATCTCTATTTGAAAACGCCCTAGAAATGGTAAATGTTGCATATTCCATCTAATTAAATTAGAAGGTGTATTAATAAAGTGCATACCTAATACACGTAGTAGAGGGTATTCATTAGTCAGGTTCATTATACCTTTGGTAATGTTTACTGGAGCATCCCCACCTGTAATAGCATCTTTTACATTATAGTGCTGTGTATATGAACCTTCTTGTGCATAACGTAAAGGCGTGTTATATGCTTTTAAATCTTCAGGTCTTAGTTGTGCTTTCTCTTCAGGTGTAAAGTCTTCTAGCTTTTTAGCTTCACCTTTACTATCTGTATATATCTTTTCATACTCTTTAAATTTAGCTTTATATTCTTTATTTTGTTTAAAAGCATTCCATTTATTACTTACTAGTTCTGGGTGTTTAGACACAATAGTTTCATGTATGTTTGCAGCCATTCTACCTTTAAACAGCATTGATTTTAAAAACTCATCTCCAGCTCCTAATGTTCTTAGTGGTGTTGTTACAGCATAGGTAGTTGGCTCTACTAAATACTTTTGAGCTAATGCACCTGTTCTACCTAATGGTGTTGTTATTAATTCTGCACTAGCATTTAACCATCTTTGTAATTGTCCTTGTCTAATGTTGCTATCTACTTTTAGTTGTTGTCTATCTAGTAAAGGTCTTCCTTGTATAAATGCCATTTTTGCTCTAGACAGAGCGTGTCCTGTATATGCAAACTGCATAGCTAAAGTGTTGTAAGATTCTCTAAATACTGCTTGTGCACGGTCTCTGTCGTGTTTTACAAGGTTAGCAGCTTTAAAAGCCATAACGAATGGTTTATGTATAAACTGAGTCATCCCTGACATAATGTTTAATATATGAGTATCAGGAGAAGATAATAAGTTATTGTTTATATACTCAGCTGCTAAATCAATTTTTTTAAAGTTTTTAACATTATCTAATGCATTTATTATTTGTTTATCATCATCTAATAATGCAAGACGTTTTAAAAACTCTTCAGGGTCATCTTCTAAAAGTCTTTTCATTACAGGGTCTTGTGGGTCTGCTTTTAAATCAGCCGCTTCTAGTGCTGTTCTTGTAACTCGTCCAGCTGTTGTTGCCCTTGCGGGGTTTTCTGTAATTTCTTTTTGTTTTTTAGACAATGAACGTACTAATGTTAGGCGTTTTACACTTTCTTCTACTAGTTGTTTTCTGTCCGCAGTTGATAAATCAGGTCTGTTAAGTCTGTTACTTAACATTTGTACTTCATATAATTGACGTTGTATTAAATTACTGTGTGCGATAACTACAGCAAACATATCTTTTTGTGATGCTAAGTCTTCACCTCTTCTTAGTACTTCTTCAGGTTCTAATCCCATTTCTTCAGCTATTTCTCTCATTTGTTTTAGTGATACTTTAGGTGATGCTAATTCTGTAGCTGTTTCTTGAATAACGCTATCTAACAAATGTGCATTTTTAGGGTCATCCATCCTGTCATAGTTAAAATCTTTATAAGGTGGTTTTCCCCTTCCTAGTGGAATTTGTCTAAGATTTTTGATAAACGTGGGATTGTCAGTGTCCATCTCTATTTTACTAAAAGATGGGTCATCCTTAGCTTTTTTAGGTTTGTTCTTATACAGCATAGGTGATTGTTTCACCTCTGTTAAGTCCTTAAATAAGGTTCTACCTGTTGTAGTGTCAACACCGTAGTCATGTAAATCTTTTAATTGTTTTACAGCTGTGTTCTGCATTTGCTTGTTTGTTAGTTTAAAACTAAATGCAGATGTACCCGCACCAAAAGCTGTCCCAAATGCACCGCTGACACCAGCTGCTACCCCCATTTGTTTATAACTAAATTCGTCTTGTACACCAGTGTTAATAGCATTGACTTGTAATAAAGTGTCGTGTGTTCCACCAGCAAAAGCCGATATACCACCTTCTATCGCTGCTCCTTTCTTAGCTGCTTTACCCAGTGCTTCTTTTTCTGCTTGCTTAGCTGCTTCTTTAATTTGTTTATCAGTAATCTCTTTAGCCATCTTACCTTTAAGTTGCTCTTTTAAAGACACTTTAAATGCTTCTTTAGAAGCTACACCACCTATACCAGCACCTATTAAATTTATAGGGTCAGCTATCATTGCCCCACCAGCGTCTACTAACCACTCTCCAAATGTTCTATTAGGGTCATTCCAAAATGATGGTAAGGTTTCAAAGGTTTGCTGTAAGTATGCAAACTGTTTTAATCTATCATTGTCTTCTTCTGTAGATGTAGAAATAACATCTGCACCCATAGAAAAGGTGTTGTAGTTACCCCATGTTCTGTCTTCATAAAACTTTTCTAAGATATCAGCTGAAGAATAATCATTATACTCTTCTGTTCCTTCTCTATAGTTATAATAACTTCTAGCTGTTTCAATAAATCTTTCTGATTGTATTTCATCTAGAGCACGCTTTTCTGTCTCTGCTTTTCTTAGGTCTTCTGTTTGTAGCTTTTCTTGTCTAGCTTCTCTAGTTCTTTTTCGACGGTCATTAGCGTCTTCTTTTTGTTGTGTTTCAAAAGGGTTAATATAATCAACCATTATTTATAATCTCCCATTGCTTTTTCTATGTCTTCAGGTGATACCTGTAGAGTGTCTGCTAAGACCTTGTAAAGGTTTTCTATTTCAGATTGTTCTAACGATTTCCAATATTGAGACATATCTTCTTTTGTAGCGTTATCAAAATAATCTCTTACAAAGTTATTAATGTATGGATACAATTTATCTAGTTTAAACATACGTTGGTCTTCAGCATCACTAGTTAAGAATTTATCATCATCATCCGTAAATGTTGGTTTCTTACTAATAGCTTCAGTGTTGTCAAAATCTTGAGTTAGACCCTCTGTTTTACCTTTAAGTTTTGTCATTAAAGCTTCTCTTTCAGCTGTTTCCTTTTCTTCACGCTTTGCTTTTTCTCTACGTGTTTCAACATTTTCTTTTCTGTGTGTTTCTTTTCTACCATAAATACCAAAGTTATCAATTACACTTTCTTTGACTTCTTTCATAAATGCTCTCTTTTCAGCACGTGTTGCATTGCTGCCTTCAGGAGAAGTGTGAAAGTCTATTATTTCACGTTCTATAAAATCTCTTACATCACTAGCTTTTAGTGTATCTTTCTCACCACCTACATCTTCAGAAGTAGCCCTAACTATTTCATCTGTTTTACTGTTGTAGACAGGGTCTCTGTCATAGATAGGCTTACGTGTTTCTGCTTCTCTAAGTAGTATTCTATAACTGTCATCATAAGGAACACCATCTTTGTTTGCCTCAGCCATCAACTCTGTAAGACTATCAAATTTACCTTCTGCTATTTTTCTTTTAAAACTATTTACAGAAAAGGAATCAGAATTAGGTGATTGTATTTGGTTCGCAATTTTAGTTAAGGTTTCTATATACAGTGGATTTCCATATTGTTCTAATTCTTCTTTAAATTGACTTAATTGTAAAGGAGTTATGTTGTCAAGCTCCGATGCTCTTTTATATATGTTAGTAACGGCATCTTCTTCTTCGTACTTTCTAAGTTGACGATTCTGTTGTACTAAGGTCATTCTTCTGCCTTCTATTTTCCTTTTCAGGGCTGTTGCATCTTTATTATTGGCTGATAACAATGACCCTAGTTTTTGACCATTCTTACCAGTGCCTCTGTCAGCATTTAAATACTCTATTGCTCTATCTAAATCGTCTACTGTCTTACCTGTAGAATACAAAGTACTAGCAGCAAACAAAGCTGCATCATTTATTTGTTTATTGCTGTATGTCCCATCTTGTGGAAGTTTAGCAAAGATACTGACTCCGCCATCATCAACTGCATCATTAGCTAATATAAAACTACCTAAAGTTTGTACTTTCTTTTGAGATGCTACTTGAAATCTTTGTTCAGCATCAACAGATAACAGTTTAGCTTTTTGTTCATTAAAGACTGAAGCATATCCCCCTGCATAATATTTGTCTGCTTGACTAAAATCAGATTGAACGTGGTCAGCTAAAAATTCATCCATAGTTTGTTCATCAGGATTGTAATTAGATAAGTTTTGTTTAGCAAAATTAATGTCTTCCGCAGCTTTTAATTTTCCTAACCAAACGTTATTGGTAGCAGAAGCATACATATTATTTAATGTTTCATTTTCTCCTGATTTTATAACTTTTTCAATTTGTTGTGCTGACATGCCTTGTGCTGTTAATTTATTAATTTCTACAGCAGCTTCATCTTTTTGTGTTTCAATGTATTGAGCACCTAATTTTTCTAACTGTGGTTGCACTTTCCCTAGTGATTTAATTAGCCCTGATACTGCTGTATCTTCTACAGATGCTTTTCCAGCACCTGCAAATGTAGAGCCAAAATATTTATTAGTTACTTTAGATTCATATGCCATCATTTATTACCTAATGTTGTTGTTGGAATTGTATACTGACCTGCAGGAGTGTACCCTTTAAAACCATCTGAACCACCATAACTAACAGCACCTGATTGGGCTACAGTGCTAGCTGTTTTAGGTTGATTTATAAGAGCATTAGGGTTTTGTGAATAACCTAAAGCTGTTACACCTATTTCTAACATAGTTCCTAACCCATTTGGTGGGCTTACTGGTTTAAGATATTGAGAACGAGTCTTCTGCATATTTGCATAAGCTTGTGTATATTGATAATTAGCTTTATACATATCTGATAAGAAAGCGTTTTGTAGTTCAACGTAATCTGTGTCAGCTGTCCCAGCTAAATCTTGCACTACCTTAAATGGATTACCAAAGCCTAAGTTAAGTGCTTGTGCTTGTTTCTTACGTACATCCATCTTACGTTTAAAGTCTTCAAGAGCAAATTCTCTAGCTGCTTCTACTTTCTCACCTTCTATCTTTTGGATGTCATTAAGGTAAGATATGTTAGCATTTTGTTCAGTAATCTTATTAGCTTCTGTTTGAGCTTTTGCTGCTGCTCGTTGGGTTTGATAACCCTGTACAGATTGCATTACTGACATTACTGCCATTGCTTCAGCTACGCCACACATATTATCTCCTTCATCATTAAATAGAATGGAATTTTACCTTTGCCATATTGTTCTTCTCGTTTTATTGTTTTAAATCCTAAATATCTAAGCCACTTCATAGACTTTTCATTTCTAGCATCTACATAGTTAAATAAATATTTATAACCTTTACCCATTTGTGATACCCATTCAGGTGATTGTGTTACAAATTCTTTTTTGTAATTAAATAACTCATCACTAGATAATAACCAAGCTACGCCGTAGTCACGGTCTAACGTCGGTACACTACCAAACATGCCCACAACATATTCTTCTTCTGTTCCTATCACACTCCATGTTCTATGTCCTCTTTCTTGGAAAGGTGTCATAAGAGCCTCAGCAGCTCCTATGTTATCTGATGCTTTTATTTCGTCTCTGTCTTCTTGCCTTATTTTAGGTGCAAGAAAAGCTATGTCTGCTGAAATTGCTTGTCTTACGTATGCCATTTATATTCTCCTAGAACGTCTATGATAGTAACCTTCCACTTCAGCACTAGGAATAAACATAGGTAAGTGTGAGCTACTCTTTATATCTAATGTAAATAATGTATTTCTACTTTGTACAGGAACAATAATAGTACCTGACGAAATCGCTGGGTTATCTACTGCTCCTGATAAACCAATAATGTAACCATTCATAAATGTAGTATACGTATCTCTATTCTCAGGTGTCACTTCTACTTGGAAGAATCCACTGTCTTCATAATCAAATGATATGGTACGTATCTGATACCTACCTGAAGTAACAGCTATAGACCCTTGTCCTGAAGATTCTCTTACATATTGTGGTGACAATGTATATTTAGATTCATAAGGGACACCTATGATTAAACTAGTGTGGTCACCTTCTATTGTATATGTTGAACCTGTTGTATTTGTTACTGTGTAATTAGCTCCTGTAGAAGCATTTACAGCTATTAATCCTGTTTTAGCTCCATATGGGCTAGTGAATGTAGTGAGGTCAGTAGCTGAATCATAAGTACCAGTTACTGTTGTTTTAAGGTCTACATAAACATTATGACCTATGGTTGAGTCTGCTAAATCTTGTAAGTCAATACGTAATAACTTTGTGTCTGTTCCTTCAGCTACAAATAGATATACAAAACTACGGTCTATCATTCCACCTATTATTTTAACATTGTCTAGTTGCCATTTAGACCACGCTGTTTGTACTTTCTCACCTCTATCAAAGAAGTATTTGTACATATACATGGTGTTGGCATTGGTAGGTGATACAGCTGTTCCTGTAGTGTATGGTGCTGTCTGAGTGTCAGCTGTATCTGAACACAGCACTATCAAAGAATCTTCTGTTGTGTTACTTAATATTGAATAAGCGTTGTCAGGTATCAAAGTTTGTACCGCAACAGTAACATCTAAACCGTCATTAGTTAATGTATCATTGTCTGAATAATATTCTCTTACTGCTGTGTTTGCATTACGTACTTGTGAGAAGTAAGCATATCTACCTGAAGATACAGGTGTTACATTGGCATTGTGTGAGAATGTTGATACTTCATTCAACACAGCTGAGGTCGGGGTAATTGTCTCAGCTGCTGAAGCGAGTTTATACTGTGATGTGTCGGAGAATAACAGTAAGGTCTCGTTGAATGATATTGAATTTCTTAATACGTTAACAGTTGTACCTGAAGCTGCAACATCTATAACATCTGTATCTAATACTTGTGTTACTGTTGTTGCAAAGAAATTAAAGAAATCAGCATTACCTGATAATATTAAGTTCTCTCCAGCTAATATACCTAGTCTATTTTTATAGAATGTAAGGTTCTGTATTTTCTGTCCTACAAATGTAGGGTCAGGATTTGTTACATCATTCCCAGCGTCTCTTTCTGTATAGCTTTGTTTAGCAAAAGTAAATGTCCCATCATTGTTGTTAATAAGAGCGTGTGGCATAGTAGCATTATTAAGACCTGTACTTGTGTTAGGTGCTATACATTCTTCCCAAACACCATTGCCTACATAGTTAACATAGTAATCTGATGTTGTATCACCAGCATCCCCTGTTACTTTAATCTTATCATTTAACTTTGCATAATAAGGTAGCTTAGTAAAATCTTGTATTTCATCTTTAACAGCATATAGTTCAGCATTACCCGCTCCATCATGTGTCTCTACTGTGTAGCTAGTGTTTTGGTCTACTACATAACCACGCAGTGCAGACTGATGTTCTGTAAATGTAAACTCAGCTGTAACTGCTGAATAACTGCTTAAACCTTGTGTTGTAGTTAGTGTTGCTCCTGTGTCTGCTCTAGTTAATTTAAACTCTATACTAGAAGAAGAGTCCCAATAAGTACTGCTTGTACCATATCTAAAGATATCTATTAGCTTTGCTGTGTCTCTAAACTGTGTGTCATGGTTAGCGTCACTACCGTCAGGCATTTGTATAATTGCATTAATACCATAAGGCAAGTCAGGGTGAGTAAGGTGTATTGCATACTCTCTACCAAAGTTAGTTACCTTAAACACTATATAAAAGTATTCTTCTTTAGCTGCTGTAGTTGTACCACTTTGTGTTGGTGTTATAGATTTGTTAGATACAAAAGTATAGTCAGCAATGTTAACCATCTTAAAATCATTCTTAGGGTTAGTAGTCGTAAGATAAGATGTACCATCAGGGTAAGTCACAGTCTTCTCATTACCTTGTAAGTCAAAAACTCTTACACCACCATTGTAAAATGCAGCCATGTACTTATTGTTCTCATCTCTTTGTATGCTCCATATCTTTGTAGTGTTAGGAAACACATTTGTAGCATCTAGTGTAGCTATATATTCTGATGGTGGGCGTTTGCCTAAGCCTTTGATTATATTGTTTTGACAATTAATCTGTTCTTCACCTTGATTAATACCACGTTGGGTAGGGGTTTGTTGGCTTATACCATTCAGAAAGTTAGGTATTGATTGAGAAACTACTGCCATTAATAAGTCCTTCTAGGTGGTCTGTTAATTATTGAATATGTATTTGCATCCCCTTCTAGTATGTTTACATCCTCACTTCTAGAATCAGATTGCTTAAAGTTATTATAAGCTTCCTGTTCATCTATACTCATTAACTCAGATAAACCAGCATCACCAATAAATCTAGCTGCAAAACGTCTAGCTGCTTTTACTGTAATATAGCGTCTAGCGTATTCAGGTAGTTGTTCAAATTGTTGTATCAGCACAACATCTAATGGTGGGACACTTGTAAAAATGTCTGTGTGATTATCTAGGTCATACAGTTTACCATCACGTATTACTACGTTTTGATATCTGTGTGTTGCATGGGCGTCAGCTTGGACGCAGTTGGAAGGTAATGGAATCTTACTATCATCATCTATTGAGTAAGTTACATTGTATTCAGAGTTAAAGTTCCAGCCCTCACTTTGTACAGAGAGGCTAGTCTCATCAAGTATATTTATAGCGACAGATACATCTACGTTTGTTATGCCGCTAATTGAGTTAACAGGTGCTTCTCCAATAGCAGAGAGCATGGTGTTGATAGCTTGTAACTCGGTAGTTGGTGTTATTTGTGTTGCCATAATTTCCTCAATAAAGAGGGGACAGCATAAGCCATCCCCTCAAGGTTAAGTATAAGAAACGATTAAGCTTCTTTAATACCTACAGCTGCTTCAGGTCTAAGCACGCCGTGACCCATAGCATATTTAGCTACCATCAATGTACCTTGACGTCTTATGTCATATTCCATTTCAGTTGCTAAGTCCATGAGCTTAACAGTACCAGCTGCTGAAGGGTGACAAACCAATGCAACATAGTTAGATAAATCAACTTGTTGTGGGTTTGAACCACCAGCTGTAGCAGAACCGCCGTCAACGTTTGTTGAAGCTGAGAAGTCAGAAGCCACAAAGTGTGGTGTTGGTACTAGTTCAATACCAGCAATCTTGACTACTTTACCTTCAGCAATAGAACCTTGACCACTAAAGTCAACGTTAATAGCGTTGGTAGCGTTTGCTAATTTGTAATACTCTTCAAGTCTGATGAAGCACTTACGTCCTTCTCTTGGCACATAGTTAGCGTCAAGCTGTTTAGCAGCGTCGAAGAGTGAATCAATCACAGCGTTAGCAGCTGTAGCAGCTGTCGCACTAGCGATTGAAGTGTTTGTTAACACAGTTCCTGAAGCATAGCCTGAATCAGCTACGTTTGCAGAAGCTTGTGCTGCTTGTCCGATTGTTTGTAGAATGTGCTTATCTTTTTGAAAAGCTAATGCTCTACCGATTTCGGAAGAATAAGAGCCTCTAACATCATAATGATTCTTTGCTTCTTCTATGTTAGAAAGAAAAACAGAAGATATCAATAAGTCATTGATTGTTATGATTTTCTCGTTGTGGTTTACGTCACTACCAGTGATTTCTGTACCAGCTGTATGATAAGAAGCATCAATTCTGCCCATTACAGGGAATTGTGCACTTTTACCATTACTGATTGTACGTACAGTCTCAGCTCCTTGAGTTACTGAAGCACGTTCAAATGAAGTTAATACCTCTCCTGAAAATACTTTAAGAAATAGAGCGTCTTCTGAACCACCAGTGTTGATTTTACCGACTGATACTGGACTAGCACCTGCCATAATAAATCTCCTTTGGTTGTAGTTTAGTTGTTGTTAAACGCCTCTAAGATTCACCCCAAGATTGTCTTCCGCAGAAGGTCAAGTTGCACTACTTGTCGGCAACAGCCACCTAAAAAGGTCGCACTGTTATATTTTACTAAAACTTATTCTTTTTACTACTGTTTTCTGAGGGTGTTAAATATTGTAAATTACCTATTACATGTAAGCCTGATACAGTTTCTCCTTGTAGGGGAATTATATGGTCTACGTGATAGCCTTTAGGAACATTCATATAAAACTTTCTAATAAGTTCTTCTTCAGACCAAGTCGGTGTTCTCAGTAATTCAGATGCTCTTCTTTTGGCACTGTGTACTCTGTATGTTAATTTGCCTTTCTTAGACTGTTTATATTTCTTTTGTGTTAATCTACCTTTATTAGACTGTTTATATTTCTTCAGTGCTAATTTACCTTCATCAGACTGTTGATATTTCTGCTGCTGTTTTTTATAAGCTGCAGTCTTATTATATAACCTGTGGTACGCTTTCCTATACTCTTTATAAGACTCAAAGTCTTCTTTGTTCAATCCAAATTTATCCATTAGCACTTCCACTTACGTAAAGCTAGAGCCTTACGTGTTGGCTTTCCATTTGGTTTTTTCATTGCACCTTTAACACCACTCATTCTTGCACAGAAACTTTTACGTCTCCCAGCTGCTTTAGAACCTTTAGGTGCTTTTCCTGTTACAGGTGGTTTAAGATTAGCCCCAGTCTTACGTTTGTAATAACGTCTACCAGCGGCATTTAATCCGCCACTAGGGCTTTGGTGTTTCTTTGCTGGCATTTACTTTTTCTTTCTTACTGTTTTCTTTTTAGGGAAACCAGCTTTCATATTAGAATAAGCTGTCTTGCTTATGGTAGATTTAGACTTGGGTCTACTTGTTCCAGCTTTCTTACGAGCATTTATATTTGCATATAATCCACGTTTAGCCATTAACATTTACCTCTTTTTTTAGTCTTCCCTTTTTTCATTGGTTTACCATATGACATCGTATGTCTCCTATAAATTACTGTTTGCTAATTTCTCTTGTACTTCAGCTTGAAAAGCTGGGTCTTTAGCATATCTTGGGTCGCCCATGTCAGCTTGTACTTGAGCCCATGATTCATAGCCACCTTGTGAAGTAGCACCTGCTTTACCTGATAATAATTTAGGGTCGCTTCCTTCAGCCGCTATATACCTAGCTTGTAAACCTGTAACAGCTAGCTTGATAGTTTCCATCTCACCACTATTAACAGCTTTGTTGTAAGCTTCTACTTCAGCTGTAGACAAGTTGTTGCCAGCCCATTGAGTCATCTCTATGTAAGCTGCTTCTCCACCTACTATACTCTTAACTTCACTACCTTGTTGTAGTGCTCTAGCTTCTTGTCCAGCAATAAACTGGTCTACTATATCTCTACTGATACCAACTTTCTCTAATCTTTCATAAGACTCATCAGCTAGTTGTCCACTCTCTGCATACTCTGCACTGAGTGAATCCATGTCAAGTCCAGCAGACTCAACAGCTTCATCAGCTTGTATTTCTAAATCACTTTTAGGTTGTTCTTCAGCCTTCGCTTCTTCCTTAGGCTCTTCTTTAGGTTGCCCTAATTTAGCTTCTAATTCAGCGTATGATTTAGCCATGTCTTCTACAGAATTAAACTTCTCAGGTAAGCCTTCAGGTTTAGATACTTGTTCTTCTACTGCTGGGGCTTCTGATGTTGTCTCATCTGATTGTACTACTACTTGTTCTACCATTTATTTCTTCTCCTTTATTGTGGTTTAGTCATGTTATCAGCAACAGGTTTTACTACATCCTGTGCCATATCCATCATTTGTTGCTGTTGCATTTGCTGTTGTGCAGCTTCTTGCTCTTGAGCTAGTTGTTCTTGACTCTTAATTAAGCCTTCAGTGTCGATACCTAAGCTAGTAGCAACACGGGTAATCAAGTCACTAGGGTTTAATGACTGTACTACTTCAGGACTAATCTGTGCAAGCTGTCCTATCTCCATAACAAATTCTCTTAATTTCTGTAGGTCATTACCACGTCCTAAAGCTTCTATACCTGTGATAACAGTAGGTGCTACAGAATCTTTTGGAAGTTTTGGTATCTCATTGGATTGAGACATACGTTTCATTAATACTTGTACTAATGGTAATTGAAACTCTTGAGATAATAATGAGTATATACCACCCATACTAGTCTCTAACTGTTCAGCCATGTAACGTATTTCTTGTGCTGTTACACGTTCAGCATCTCTTTGTATTGCTGTGTGTAATAAGAAAGCGTATGACATACGTTCCTCTAGTCGTCCTATGCTACGTTCTACAATAGACAAATCATATTGCTTATCAGTTTGTAGACATGTTACGTCGTCTCTTTGTCCTGTAATTATGTCGCCGTTTCTAGTGTTAGCCAAATCTCGTTTACGGGTTACAGCGTTAGGGCGTACCATGAAAACTATTTTACTTGCAGCTGCTGATGATTCTACTAGTGATTGTGATAGTCCTTCTAGTGACCTTAGGTCTCCTAGAAATTCCTCTACATAACCACGTCCATAGTCTTCACCATCTACTCTTACCATACGTAATGCTTGGTAAGGCATGTTGTCTGCTGGGTATGTACCTACTGAGCTTGGTATTTTGTGTCCCATAACTTCTTGACATACATAGTATTTGCTGTCAGGTAATCTGTATATATGAGTGTATATCTCACAGTCCTCATCTTCTTTATAATCAGGATATTTACCTATAACTTGTAGTGTTTCTTCATCCAATGCTATTGGACTAATGTTTTCTTTAATAATTACTTCTAATAAATTACCTTCCTCATCTCTTCTACAAACAAATTGTGTTATACCATATACACGCATGTTGCCTTTCTTAGGTAGATATGTTAGTACATTACCACTTACAATAAGATGTTTTAGTGCTTCAAATACAGATACTCTAAGTGCTAGGTTCTCTATTTTCTTGTGTATCTCACGCTCAATTTTGGCTAGAGACTTCTCAATTTCAGATTGTAATTCAGGGTTCTGCTCTAGTTCCTCTTTAGTTTTACCTGATAAAGATAATCTAAAGAAGGGTGAGTTGGGTGGTAATAATAATAATAGAAGTTTGGAAGCTAGGTTGTTAACACCACGTGCTCCCACTGATTGGAATGGGGTATATAGGTCTGAGCTTGACTCGAAGCCTTCGTCAGGAATAAGGGTAGGTATTGTAAGTTCTGAGCACTCACGGGCTCTATCTAGATAATGCTGTCTATCTTCTTTAAGCTTTTCATAGCGTTGTTTTGCTGTTTCTTTCATCATCTCTTTCATAATTAACTAATGTTCAATCCTGACCCTGAAGTAGGAATAGACAAGCCTGTTGTTTGTAAAGCTTTTGTACCTTTACGCTTGACTTTCTTTTTCTTTTCTGCTTCAGTTAACTTCTCTTCAGCTACCTTAAGTGTTGGTGCTATTTCTTCTCCTGATGGTGAAGCTATAGGTGGAGCTGGAGTAGGTGCTGGTGGTGGTGTTGAAACTCTTGGGCTACCTGTGCACATGTTGTCTCCTTATTGTTACTTATCTCTTTCTTTAAGTTGGTTAATAAAGCGAACAACATCACGTTGTCCAGCCTTGAAGTATATGTCCTTCATTTCATCTGAGATATCAGGTGATTGCTCAGGATATAAACTATTTAACAGCTTGATAAACTGTGGTACTGTTTTAGGTAAGGTGGTTTCTTCTTCATTCTTACCTACTATATCTTTTATAAACATATTTTATCCTTCTAAAACGGGTACTTTAAGTCCATAGTGTACCAGTTATTGTTCCTTTATTGTATTCAGTTGCTCTATTCTCAAAGAAGTTAGCGTGCTCAACACCATTAAGAACCCAGTCTAACCACTCTAATGGGTTATCTTTTACTTTGTAGTTAGGTTTCAATGATAGTTGTAACAACCTGCGGTCAGCAATGTACCTTATGTATTGCTTAACTTCCTTAGGTTCTAGCCCACGAATGCCCCCTTGCTCAAATGCTAGGTCAATAAACTTATCCTCTAGCTCAACCATGTCTCTACAGGTTTGATAGATAGTGGCTTTAAAATCATCATTCCACATACTTGGGTTCTCTTTAATCATTTCTTTAAACAGTTTAATCATACTCTCTACGTGGTGTGACTCATCACGTATTGACCATGTAACTATTTGACACATACCTTTCATGCGACCAAAGCGTTGGAAATTAAGTAGCATAACAAATGAAGCGAACAGTTGTAGTCCTTCACCGAACGCAGAGAAACAAGCTATGTCTCTAGCCAGTCCTTCTACACCTTTACCTTTGTCTTTAAATAAGTACTTATGTTTATCAGCCATCTCTTTGTATTCTTGAAACGCTTTAAACTCTGACTCCGGTAAACCTAATGTATCATTTAACATAGAATAACTATGTGCATGATTAGCTTCACTGGCTGCAAAAGAAGTTAACATCATACGTACTTCAGGCACTTTAAACTTAGGTAAGTATTTATCTAAGTAAGCCTTAGCTATATCTACGTCACCTTGTGTAAAGAATTTAAGTATCTGATTAATAAGATTCTTCTCAGGTTCTGTCAGCCTTTCATTCCAGTCTCTTACATCTTCATGTAAAGAAACCTCTGAAGGTAGCCAGTGCATTTTCTGTTGCATGTCATAGGACTCAAACGCCCAGTCATATGTAAATGGTTTATAGTGTGTACGTTCTTTAAATAAATTCATTATCCCTCGCAAGCTATACATTCCCCATCAGGAATAATTGTTCGTTCTATCTTTTGTGACACTAGTTCTGCTCTCTTTATTGCTTCTGAGCGACAGTAGTAAAGCGTCTTGAGTTTTCTTTTCCAAGCCAACATGTGTATGTCATGTAGTTCACGAATGTGTACATCAGCTGGAACGAATACATTAACAGATTGTCCCTGACAAATAAACTCTTGTCTGTCTGCTGCATGTTCTATTATCCACTGTTGATTAATTTCTATGGCTGTCTTGAATGTATCCTTTTCATAATCAGTAAGACCTTTGAGTTCTAATACTGAACCTCTGTTGGCTAGTATCTTCTTCCATGTCTTCTCATCATTCATACCTTTACTTTCTAATAGTTTCTCTAGGTGTTTATTCTTAACCAAGAATGAACCTGACATTGTCTTCTGCACATAGGCATTAGCCCTGTATGGTTCAATAGCCGGTGATGTAGTACCGCAGATGATTGAGCTAGAAGCGTTAGGTGCGATAGCAAGTAGGTGAGCGTTACGCCTACCCGTACCTTCCATGTCAGGTGCTTCACCTTTCTTAATAGCTAGTCGTTTAGATTCTTTGACAGCCTGTTCCTTAATGTGTTTAAACATCTGTAAGTTTTTAGACTTAGCTAAAGCTGATTCAAATGGTATGCCTTTAGATTGTAAGTAAGAATGGAATCCCATTGCACCTAACCCTAAGCTACGTTCATTCACAGCAGAAAACTTAGCCTTGTATAAAGTGTCAGGTGCGTTGTCAATAAAGTGCTGTAGCACATTATCGAGAAAGTGAATTAAATCAGGTATGAACATTGGGTCAGCCTTCCACTCATCATACTTTTCTAAGTTGACTGAAGACAAACAACACACAGCTGTACGTTCTTCATTAGTTGGTAAGGTTATTTCTGTACATAAATTAGAATGGTTTACTTTTAAACCTAAATCTTTTTGTGCTTGAGGTAGTCCATCATTAACTGTGTCACCAAACATAATGTATGGCTCACCTGTGGCTACTCTGTTTTCTAATATACGCTGCCATAACTCACGTGCTGATATAGTTCTTACTGTCTCATTTGTATGTGGGTCAGTTAGATTCCAGCTATCATCAAACGTTGGTTCTTTAATACAGTTGTCAATCAACTCCATGAAGTCATTAGATAAGTTAACACCATGATGTAGGTTAAGACACTTCCTGTGTACATCACCACCACTAGGCTTACGCATATCTAGAAACTCTATAATCTCAGGATGGCTTACGTCCATGTAAGCGGCATAGCTGCCCCTTCTAGTCTTTCCTTGTGAGAAGGCTAACATCTCTGAGTCTACTACATGTAGAAAAGGTATTGACCCTGACGACTGAGAACCATTGCTAGTGCTAGTACCATCAGAACGTACATGACCCCAGTAACCACCAACGCCGCCACCGACTGAGGCTAGCCAAGCGTTCTCTGTGTAGTGTCCAGTCAGTCCTTCTCTACTATCAGGTACATAATTAAGGAAGCATGAAATAGGCATGCCTCTCTCTGTACCACCATTAGTTAAAATAGGTGTGGCGTACATGAACCATAGCTTAGATGAATAATTATATATACGCTCAGCCATCTCATCATTAGCAGAGAAAGCTTTAGCTGCTCTCATGAATGCATCTTGTGGTGAGGTCTCTTCAGGTAATAAGTACCTATCATGTAAGGTAGTCTTACCAAACGAGGTTAACAATTCATCTCTGCTATAATCCATATTCACTCCTATAATATGTTGAGAGGGTTCACATGTGTGTTCTCTCTAATTAATATATCTATATACTCTTTTGCTTTCTTTAAATCCTCAAGCTTACCTTCCATGTCCTTGTGCTTGGTACGCCAACGACATAGATATTTGATAACATTAGCCTCACAGTATGGTATTTCATTCTCGATAATAAACTGTATGGGTTGTATCTTATATCTTGAGTAATGCTTAGGGTTAATTGCGTTTACTTCTACCTTCTTCTTGGTTGCCATAGTTTTACTTCTCCAGTTTTTTTGTTGTACTCACCGTGTCGCAGTATACGAGCACACCTAGCTTGTTGTAATGCTTCAGCTTCTGTGTATCCCTTCTTATCATAGGCTTGTAAAACTTTGTCCCACAGGTCTAAGAGGGGTACATTAATATCTGTCCCTAGTATCTTCTCAGCTGTCTTGATACCCACAGTAGGACACCCAGTGTATCCGTCTACTGCGTCACCAATAAGTGCCTGAGTCATGAACCAGTAGTCAGCTTCATATGGTGTGACCCTTTGGATATTAACACCATCAGAAGATACACCCACTGGTATTTGTTTTAAGTCTTTATCAATAGATACAATAACTTTATCTATATCAAAATGTGGGTCAGGTGTAGTAGCTAAAATACCTAAGACATCATCAGCTTCTACGTTGTCCCACATGATTCCTTTGTGATGTTCCATAATATACTTACGCAACACTGGAAGTATTAGTGGCTTACGCTTAGCTTTACGATTGTCTTTGTATGTAGGCAATACATCCTTTCTAAAATTAGAAGGAGATGTTAAACATATCTTAACTCTGTCTGCTTGTAAGTCTTCTTTAAGTTTCTTAATAGCTTCATCTACTAGACCATAGCACTTGTCTTCATATGAATGAAGAGTCCATAGTCCATTGCCCCAGTTAATTGCTTCTTCATTTTGAAGAGCAATCTGATAAATAAGAATGTCACCATCAATAAGTATTTCTCTTTTTGTACCTTTAGGTACTTGTGGTTGTCTTTGTGTCAATGTGTTTCGCTCCAGTTGTTACCGACTTTGTATTCACCAGTCAGTGGTATTCTTAAATCAAAGTACTTTCCTGTTGCTTCGATAGCTTCAACAGCTTTCTCACCTATGATGTCTGTCCAGTCTGAGCCACACTCTACTTGTATCTCATCATGTACCCACACCACTTGGTTAACATTCATGTAACCTTGTGTTCTTTTATTAAACTCAACCAACCAACGTTTACATACTAATGCACCACTTGATTGTAGTAATGTATTCAATGCTGAGTGTGCTGAGCGTACCTTAACGTTCCTGCCATCTAGTCCTTTGATGTAACCTTTAGCTGCTGCTTTTTGTACAGCTTCTATAAGTTTACTTAAGGCTGGTAAGTTGTTTAAGAATCTTTGCTTAACTTGTTTGGCTTCCTTCACTGTCTTACCAGTAACATCAGCTATCTTGTTCACGCCACCACCATACAAGAAACAATAATAGAAACGTTTAGCTAAGTCTCTTGAGTCTAGACCAGCTAGCTTCTGTGTTTCTGTGTGGATGTCACCATCAAGTACTACCTTAGTGTATGCACCATTGTCAAACTTAGCCATGTAGTGTGCTAACATTCTGACTTCTAATGCTGATACATCTATACCCACTAGCTTACGATTGAATGGTGTAGTAAATAATTCTCTACACTCTTTACCGTAAGGTGCGTGAGCACTGGGTACTTGTGCTAAATTAGGGTAGGCATGGCTGGCTCTTGCAGTCACTGTCGAGTTGGTGTTGCAAGTGCCGTGAAGTCTGCCAGCTTTAACAAGCTTCAACCATGCCTGATTACCTGTGGCTAACTGTCCAATCCTTTTATCTAAAAGGAAATGTTCAGCGAGGAGTTTTGCCTCAGGATAATCTAAACTGTTTAGTACTGAGTCATCAACCTTAGGCTTACCATCAGTTGTATACTCATCAGGTTTCCAGTCATACTTATCTATCAGTCTTTGTGATACGTGTTGTCTACTGGATGGATTAAATGTTTCTTCATGCTTCTTAATAAATGGTTGACCCTTAACATACCCTCTAGTCTTGTTGTTAACTTTAGGTATGAATGTTGTCTCTTTAATTATAGGCGGGAACAGTTCTTGTAGTTCCTCTTCTATCTCTAAGCGTCTAGCTTCTAGTTTACCATAGAGTTCTTTGGCTTTGTCTTCATCAAACATAAAGCCATATTGTTCTTGGTTGAATATAAGTTTAGCTACGTCATGCTCTAGTTCCATAGCTTGTTTAGAGTAACCTTTCTTTTCTATTGCTCGATACAAACCAACGTTAACATGTACGTCTTGCTTACAGTACTCTAACATTTCAGG